CTGAGCAGGCCCACACCCCGGCTCGTGCCGCGCGAGGTCGCGAAGAAGGTGCCAGTAGCCCACGAGGTGCCGGTGCGGATCTCGTAGACGGAGATGAAGTCCTCGACCTCGGCCCACTTCAGGATGTAGCCAAGATTGAAGTCCACCGTGTACGCCATCGACCCCTGGTCGACGTTCGCGGGAGGCGTGACATCCCTGCACAGGACGTTCAGGGTGACCTTGGTCTCCGGACCTTCCTTGCCGAAGTGGTTGACTGCCCTGATGGCGATGGTGTGCACACCCGGGGTGACCGTCTTGACGATCACGAAGCCATCGTTCTGCTCGGGGACGGTGGTGACGACCTTGTCGGGGCCGGTGACGCGGACGTTGAAGCCCCGCACCATGCGGTTTGTCGGGACATCCCACGAGATCTCGATGTTCGTCTGCACAGCCGACTTCACCGTCGGCTTGAAGGAGTTCTCGGAGGCCTTCAGCCCCGTGACCGTTGGCACGTCCGCTGCCGACAGCAGGCTGTAGTTCGGCGTGCTCACCGCCCCGCCAAAGTCCACCGCGCGGTACTTGCCGGGCGAGTGCGTGATCGCAGTCACTTGGTAGCGGCTGCCGCCAAGGTCCTTGATGCTCACGAGGCGCATCGGGCGCGGCTCGACGGCCGTCGAAGCGAGCGACCACGCGGCCATCTCTGCCGGCGCCACCGAGAACGGCACCGTGACGTTGAGGGTGGTGAACTCCCCGCCCGTGCCGATGGTCACGGACTTCGTGGTCAACGTGCCGTCCTGCATCATCACGTACAGGTTGTACGAGCCGGCCGCGAGGGTCAGGGGCGCGTCGATCGTGATGTTGGTCGTGGAGGCCGAGAGGATCCGCCCGCCGTAGCGCACACCGGCGCGGCGGGTATCCATGACCAAGACGACTTCGCCGGGTACGAGCGTTGCAGCGTCGAGACCTGCCACGAACGTGCAGGCGTCGGTCTCCAGCCGGTTCGTGTAGAGGAACCACAGCCCCACGCGGCGGGCCTGACTGCGCGACGTGCAGCCGAAGGCCAGCAGATCCTCTTGGCGCACACCGTAGCGAGCGATGCCGTCACGGTCTTCGACGTACTCAAGGCGTTGCCTGAAGTTCTCGTCCGGGTCGTTCCACGCAACAAGGCAAGTCGTCTTGCGCTGCGACCGTGCGCTGCCCTCGTAGTTGAAAAGACCCTTCTCGACGTTCGAGTTGTTGAAGGTGTACGAAGGGTCCGTCGGCCGGTCCTGCGAAAGCCCCGTAGAGCCGCTGGACCAGTACAGCATCCCTCGGAACACACTGGCCAACGAGTTCAGAACCTTGACCGCGTCGTCCTGCGTGTTGATCACACAGTTCAGGGTGAAGCGCGGCTCCATGTTCTGCGGAATGCGCGGCACGCTGGTGGACTTCTGCGTGCCGAACGAGCTCCCGCCGACTTCCTCGAAGACGTTGAAGTTGTTGCCGGTGGGCACCAACTCATCGCAATACTTCGCGATCTGGTACAGCTCCCACTTGTTGATCTGCGACTCGCTGATGCGCCGGCCAAGGCCGTAGCGCTTGTTCGTCGCGAGGTCGTAGAAGCACCACGCGGGGTTGTTCGTGTACGCGATCTTGAAGCGCCCGTTCCACGCGCCTGCGGTCGTGCCGGGGCCGGTGGTCGCATACTTGCGGGTCAACGGGTCGTAGTTCTCGGGCACCTTCACCCGCAGACCCTTGACGTGGTACTCGCGGGTCGGCACTTGGCTGAAGTAGCGGGCGTCGATCGCGATGCCGATCAGCGCAGAGTTCGGGTAGGTGAACTTCTCCGAGTTGATGATCGTGAAGCTGTCCCAGTACAGGTCGTTCACAACCAGCGCACTGATGGAGTCCTCCGTCAGGCGCTCGACGCCGACCTCGTAAGGGCCCTCGCCGAAGTTCCGCATGGGGATCTCGATCGACCGCTGGTACTTCGACCCGGTCTTCCCCGTGATCATCCCGGCCTTCATCGTGGCCCACTCGCCGCCGACACGTCGGGCGACGATCTTGTAGTTCACCTCGCCGCCGCTGATCTTTCCGGAGGACGAGGTGGTGCTGACGCCGCTGACGGAGATCGTGACCCGCACGAGGTCCACACCAGTCTCGTCGATGGCCCGGATGATCCGACCCTCGGAGCGCGTCAGCTTCACGCCGACGGCGATCTCGGACTCGGTGCCGGCGAAGCCCGGCAGGACGTCCTGCTCCTGCGTACCGTAGGTGGGCACCCAGCGGAACGGTTTGAAGTTCGGCGTGCCGAGGGAGTCCCGCAGAGGCACGCCGTCGATGTAGATCGACGACTCCCCGTTGACCAAGCCTACAATCTCGCCCTCGCCGAGGAGGTCGATGATGCGTGCCGACGCGACCGAGGCAAGGGTGTCCGGATCCTCTGAGATGCCTCCACCGGCGCCACCGTCCTTGCCGCCGCCAGAGCCTCCAACGAAGCGCGGGTCCATCAGTTACCTCCCCCGCCGTCGTCGTAGACCATGCTCATGGCCAAGGCCACCGACGTGGTGACGGTGGCGGACGCCTTGTCGGCCGGGTTGATGCCGGTCACGGTCACCGTAGCTGCGCCGGCAGTCTTGACCTCGATCTCGCTGTTCGTGAGCTCGAACGTGACGGCCAGCTTGAGGTTGCTCGTCGTCTCACCGGACATCGCCACCGAGAGGCCGGTGAAGCCGGTGTAGCTCCACAGGATGGTGTACGGGGCCTCCAAGTTCGAAGGCGCCATGGACAGGCTGGCGACGATCGTCTGCGTGCCGGTCCGCTGCGAGGCGAAGTTGTAGTCCGTGCGCCCGCCGATCGACACGAAGGGTCCGGTGGAGCCCTCGGGCGACAGGTCGGCTGCCGAGATGCCGGCACTGATGACCTGCGACCCCGTGAGCACCTCGCCGTAGATCACGGGCACGACGGCGCCCTGCTGCACCGTGTTGGTGGGCCCGCTCAGGGTCCAGCTCTCGACGTTGTTGTACGCCTCCCGCTTCGGCGTCGGGGTGAGCCACTCGGTGATGGCCCCGAAGACCAGCGTGGAGCCAATCGACATCGCGATCGGGTTGCCCCAGCCGAGGATCAGCAGGGCGCTGCCGATCACGAACCGGATCCCGGCGCTGGCGCCCCGCACGATCGGGATGATGTCGAGCCTGGTGGCCGAGCCAAGGGAAACCGCCACGTCCTCGTCCGAGTAGTCGTGAGCCTTGGTCCGGACACGGAACACCATGCCGCTGCGATCCAGCCTGCGGATCGCGGCCCGGAAGCCCGGCCGGCCAGCCTCGATCGCGGCCACCGCTTCGATCGGCGACTGGATGTCGAGATCCCAGCGCCGACCGAACTCGGCGCCGAGAGCCCCGTGCAGCCTGACCTCAACCATGTGCGGTACTTCCCATTCTCGTATTGTGACGCAGATGGTGAGTCATGTGGCTCACCCAGTATCCTGACCACGGGTCAATGCTCGACAGCCGGCCCCCGACGTGGTGGAGGATGCTGCCGTCGCCCATGTAGATCGCCGAGTGGTTCGGTACGTCGCTGCGGTACTGGATGAAGAACAGGTCGCCCCTCTCGACGCTGCCGTCCTCCACCAGGCGGAATCCGCACTCGGCGTAGTGATCCTCGTAGAGGCTCTCGCCCTTCTTCCAGAACTCGGGCTGCCGGGTGTAGTTGGGCATCAGCACACCCCACTCCCACTCGTACCAGTCGCGAATCAGCGAGAAGCAGTCGTGCACACCGTAGACGTACGGCCGACCCCTGTACGGTGCACGGAAGCCCGAAGGCTCGATCCGCATGTACCCGCCTTCCGGCGTCACGATGTGCCACGGCACCCCGTGCAGCTCGCACGAGCTCCTGTCAGCCATCGAGGGCTCAGGTCCCCCGTTGGTGTGGGAGTGGTACATGCCGACCACTTCCTCGTCGTCCCTGACTTCGAGCCACGCCTGCGGGTCAAGGTCGAAGTCGAACTTGGGATCCTCGGCGAGATTCCGGCCGGGCACCAGCCTCACCTTGTTGCCACGAGCGACGACGAGGCCGCAGGCCTCGTTGGGGGAGTCGCGTCGGGCATGTTCAAGCATGCCCTCGAAGAACTGGTTCATAGTTTGTAGGCCCGGCTTCCCGGGAATCCTCCGAATGGGAGCCGCGACTTCGCCCCGAACCGCTTCTTGCAACCGTTCACGCCCTTGCTGCAGACGTCCTGCCCCGGATCCGTGACCGCGACGTCGTTGACGTCGAAATAGTTGGTCCCGGTGTAGGAGCAGCCGCCCGCCTCGTCGTAGACGAACTGGCTGGTGTTCGGATCCCACCTGCGGTAGACCCACGAGCACCAGTTCTGGATCACGATGCGCGAGGGCAGCTTCACGGACTCCAAGTCCATCGCCGACACGAGCTCGAAGCTGCAGGACTGGAAGTTCTCGTTGATCTTCCGCTCGACGTAGAAGATGTCGTCAGGCAGGTGCTGGTTCGGGTCGGCCTCGGGGTTCACACCGCCCGCAAAGTTGACTGCGTCAAGGTGGCGCAGGAACGCCCGCCGCCTGGTGACCTTTGCGCCGACCAAGTCGTCGTAGTCGTAGACCAGTGCCGTGATGCCTCCGGTGACGTTGGACACCTCCATCGTCGGGCGCGGGAGCGTCCCCTTCGAGGTCAGCTCATAGCCCTCCACCTTGATGTTGAAGCGAGCGTAGGTCTTCCCCTGCCACACCACGTCGGAGCTAAGTTCGTTGAGCCCTTGGTGGAAGTAGTAGAAGTCGCTCGGCAGGTTGGTCTTCGTGATGGGGCGAAGGTCGATCTCAAACAGTTCGACGATCGTGCCGGGACTCAGTTGCTGGATCAGCTCGGAGACGTTCACGCCGGCACCTCCTTGAAGGTGCAGTGCATTTCCGCGTTGCCGTCGTGGAAGTAGACCGGGCTCCACGACCTGCAGATGTACCTGCGGCTGACACCCTTCGGGGAGGTCCAGTCGAAGTAGTCCGCGCCACCGTGCGTCTTGA